GCCCGCGGCAGGACCAGCATAGCCCGCATCGCCCATGAAATAGGCGTCACGCTTGGCCTGCTGGCCGAGTTGAGCCTGGCGCAGAGCGTTCTGGCTGGCGTTCTCGTCGATCTGCGACTGCATCAGCTTCGCACGCAGGGCGATCTGCTGGTTAGCGGTCATGCCATTCATCGCGCTCTGCAGCCGCTGGCCGAAGCCGGTCTGGTTCGGGTCGGTCGTGGGGCCACCGGCCGCAAGCAGGCCGATGCCCAATTGCGCGTCGGGGCTCTGCAAGAAATCAAGGATTCCGGCCATGTTTGTTCCTTAAAACGCTGTGCCGCCGCCGCTGCCGTCCGAAGCTGCAGCCCCTGTCGCGCTGCCCGAGCTGTTGGCGTCGGCCGTTCCGGTGCCGTAGCTGTTGCCGTACAGGCCCGGCATGTAGTCCGCAATCTTCACGCCCTTGCCGTAGAAGTTGTATGGGTCCGTGCCGCCGTAGGCGAAATACTCGTTCATGTCGCGGTAAGCCTTCGTCCCCGGCTCGGGCATCTTCCCGCCGTTCATGCCGTACTTGAAATCTCCATAGCTGCCGTTCATGCCCGCCATCGGATCGATTCCGTTCTGCGACATCTGCCACGGGCTCATGGAGACGCGCAGCAGCGAGTTGTACTGATCCAGCGGGTTCTGGCTCTGCGTCTGCTGGACGAAGGTGCCAGTCGGCGCGGCAGCAGCAGCAGGAGTCGGGTTCAGATTGACCGGCGCTTGCTGTTGACGGGCCAGCATCGCGAGAAGCCCTTGCTGGCGTTGCGCTTCGTTCTGCGCTGCTGCTGCCTGCCCTGCCTGGTTCGCGCCGTTGAAGTCGAAGGCTGTCGGGCGGGCGTTCGGGTTGCTGCGGTCAAAACCGACTTGCTGCCCGGACATCTGGCCCAGCAGCGAAGGAACGAGCGCGCCCATGTAGGCGGACTGGTTCGACTGGTTCTGGTACGCCTGATTTTGCGCATCGCTGAACGGCTGGGCCGCATAGCGGCTCTGCAGGGCTTGGCCGGTCTGCAAGTTGTTCATGATCCACGGCTGCGCCGCGGCCCACGGCTCTTTGGTCTGGGTCTGCGTGCCCGCGCCGCCGTTGGTCTGGGTGCTACCGCTGCCCCGGCTGGACATTTGACTGCCGACAACGCCGATAGCGGCTCCTGCGACTGCGCCCCAGGTTTGAGCGACAAGACGGTGGCCGGCGCAGCGGCGCATTTCAAACGATGGGATCATTTCGTCACCTCGATTTGCTTCATGGTTTCCCCCTGCAGCCGGAACTGCTCGTAATCTTCAAAGGTTGGCGCGATCACTTCGGCCTCGATCTCTTCGAGGTCGGTGCTGTTCGTCAGATGGATGGTTGTCCAGACGGCATCCGTGATCGCATAGACAGCGCGCTTGGTGCCCGGAGGCGAAACCATCGTGAGAGGCCCGGTAAGCTGCCGGTCGCCTTCGGTCTCCGTCATCACGCAGACCGTGCCTTGGGAAAGGATGTTCAGGTGGGCGTGCTTGTGGATCTTCCCGACGATCGCCGTTCCGGCAGGTATGCGCATGGTTCGTGCGTATGCGCCAGGCGCAAAGACGTGCTGCAGCGGGCATTCCGCCGGCTCCAGTTCACGCCCAACCGACTCCTGTAGCGCATACAGCTTCTGCCGAACCCCAGAATTCTTGCCCTGTTGGATAACTGCGTCGGCGATGGCGAGTTCGCGCTTTCCGTCCATGTCGCCGCCCGAGAATGGGACGATGTTCGTCATTGGCCGTTCGGGAAGCCGAGAGCGTCGTAGCCGGAGGGCAGGTACTGCGTTCCGGTGTTGGTCGCCGTGCCGTTGGTGGCGGCGTTGTTCTGGTTGTTGTAGTTATTCCACCAACCCATGGCCGACGAGCCCAACTGCGCGCCGCCGAGAGCCGAGGTCCACGGGCTGCTGGTGCTGCCAACCGTCCCGGTCGTGCTGCCGTAGCCCTGGCCCATGCCGTTGGCCTGATTCGAGAAGTTCGACCAGTAGTTCAGGGGCGTGTTCTGGATGTTGTTCGCGTTCGTCAGGTCGTTCGAGTTGTAGCCGGCCAGCGTCCCGAGCAGTCCAACCCCAGTCGTTAGGTTGTTCATGTTCTGGCTGTATGCATCGTTGTAGAGCGACCGATTGAAGCCCTGATCCCACTGGTAGTTGCCGATGTCCTGCGCACGGTTCTGCATGTACAGGTTCTGCCTGTTCTGATAATCGGCGCCGCGCATCTGACTGGAGATGTTGCCCATGGAATCTTGAAGATTCTTCTGGGCGTTTTGGTTCAACTCTTCAACACCAGCATTGCCGAACGAACCAGACTTGACCATCGCGCTGTTGTAAGCGGGCTGAGTCGTCAAGTTGTAGTTGCGCGCCAGATCACCTTGGGCCTTGTCGATCCCGGCCGTCAGGTATGGATTTTCTCCACTGAGAAACGGATTTGTCTGGCCTGCGAAAGGATTGGTGTAGTCAGCCATTAAATCCCCCTGCATGTACTTGCGTCATTTACAATACTCCTATGACTGAAAAACGCTTTAATCAATGGGTCGTTCTTGACAGAGTCAAGCGCGATTACTACCTGTGCCGCTGTGACTGCGGAACCGAGAAAGTTGTGTTTATGGGCAACCTGCGGAGCGGCAAATCGAAGTCCTGCGGATGTCTTAGAGATCAACTCTCGCGACTTCACAACATTACGCATGGCATGTCATACAGCGACGAGTACAAAATCTGGCACGGCATGCGCACCCGCTGCAAGAATCCGAACGCCATTGGCTTCGCTAACTACGGGGCAGCAGGAATCATCGTCTGCGAACGCTGGGATAACTCCTTCAATGCGTTCTACGAAGACATGGGGCCGCGCCCCTCGAAAGATCACTCGGTAGACAGAATCAACAACGAAGGCAACTACGAGCCCGGAAACTGCCGCTGGGCCACCGGGGTCGAGCAAAGCAACAACACTTCACGGAACGTCTTCATTACCCATGAAGGCAAGACCATGACTACCGCCGAGTTCGCCCGGCTTACAGGCTTCACGCCGCTTACCGTCTATCGCTGGGTCACCCGCGACAAACTAACGAGTGAGCAGATCAGCAGAAAACTAGTTGCCCGTCAGCGTGCGAACGGGAACAAGCGTGCCCGGTGTTCCGCCAGCGACACACACCCAGCCTAAGAGGCAATATTTCGAGCCAGCCGTGCCAGCCTCGACCGGTGCGCTGTTGCGGATGAAGTCTCCTTGCGCATAGGTGCCAGTTGTCGGCACTGCGGCGGCCACGAGATCCGAGCCGTTTAGCCTGCCGTCACCGATTGCGTTCACCTTCTGCGCGATGTTCCGAAACAGCCGCGACAGCGTGAAGTTCAGGTTCTGCGCATAGGGCGAATCCGGCTGCATCGGCAGTTGCGGGTTTTCTTCGAGCCTCATCGCATCCCCACCTTCACCGGCTTGGCGTCAAAAGCGGCCTCTTTGTGGTCGCCCGTGAAGTCGAACCGGATGCGATGGAAGCGCCCCGACTGGCGCAAGTCAAACTTGCCGTCGTTGATCGCGTTCGTCGGGCCGGTCGTGAGGTTGTCGCCCTCATTCATCTTGTAGTAACCGGTCGCGCTGGCGGTCGTCGGTTTCTGCAGGAACCTCACCCGCGCCCGCTCGATCATGGTCACGGCGTCATCGTCGCCCATGTCCCCGGTCACGAAGCTGGACGCGCCCGTGGTGCCGGTGAGGGTCACGAGTTGATGAGAGGAATTGAAGTAGGACGGCGTTTGACCGCCCGAGATCCAATATTGCGAATCCAGCGGGATGTTCGGCAGCGTGTCGATGGTCGCGGCATAGGCGTTCAGGCCGTCGATGGTCACGCCTGGCGAAATGTAGTTCAGCGGAGCCTCGACCGTCACGTCATGCCGGCCCCACTGCTTTTTGAGGACGTGATAGACCAACGTGGCGTCGCAGGTGCCCGTAGAGCTCAACGAAGGGTACGAGACGTGAACGAGGTTGTTCTGCTTGTCGTAAATCGCCTTCGTGCGGTAGCGGTAGGTCGGGCTCGAATTGTTCAGGAACCACTGACGCACAACACCCGTGCCGATCGGCACCGGTCGCGTGCCGTCGAACAACCAAAAATTGTCGTTCGAGACGATGAAGTGCGCGCCGCCGATGTCGCAGACAGCCTCCAGGCCGACAGCACCAGCCTCGCCGCCAGGGATCAGGTTCCACTGCCACACTACCGGCGTGCCAACGAAGATCCCGACGAAGATGGCCCGCTGCTTGTAGGCCACCACGTAATCCCCGAGGGTCAGCGCCGCTTGAATAGCGCCTTCCACAGCCACCAGGCGGCCCGTGTTAGCAAGCGTCGAAACAGCCGGCGTCCAGCTCGTCTGATCGCTCTGCGCGCAGCACCACCAGCGATCCTGCGACTGTCCATAGG